TCATCAAGGAGAGGTGCAGGAGAATCAAACTCTGACTTGTCATAATTCCAGTAACCATCCACCTTGCGGATTTTAAGTTTGAAGTTTGCTCCTTGCCAGAAGTCAAAGGGGTTGATAGGAGTTTCATCTTCAAACTCTGGCTGCATGGCAGCGAGGATTTTGTCGTGGATTTTCTTACCATACTTGAACAGGAATACTTTGCCTTCGTTTTCGGGATTAGTGGGGTCCTTCACAACATAGATGTTGGAGTAATAGGACAGTTTACGCTTTTGTTTGCGGACAGTATCTTTGTCTGCATCACTACCACTGTTCCAAAGGTCACGGTTGTACTCGGAGACAGGATCTTTTTGACCAATCGTGGTCAGCGAATTCTCGATGTACCAACCACCAGGACCTTGGAAGGCATGACTGTACACTTTTGCCCATGGAATATCCTCACCCTCAGGAGCGGGGAGGAAACGGATAACTGCATAACCATTGCCACTCTTATCGAGTGATGGTTTCCACAGTCGCTCATCAGCACCGTTGCCCTTTACAACGGTTTTCTCTACCTCAGCAACCAGTTTGGAAGTGAGGGAACCAAGACGGGACTGTTTTTTAAGATCGGAAAAAGACATTTGGATTCGGCTTGTAGTTTGGCTTGTGTGTACTTCGTTATTATAGGACCTAGGTCAGGTCCTTGTCAACCTGTTGGCGCATTGATTTGAGCATCTTATCCATGTTATTGAACACGATACTCATGTCCATATCAGGTGGCATCCCCATCATCCTTGCGGACTTAGAGATGTTTTCCTTCATCATCTTTGCCTCAGGGTCATCAGAAAGAGACAATCGAGTATAAAGAACTCTCTGCTTCTCCAAGAGACGTTCAAGAGTTTCCACATGCTCTACTTTCTCTTCCTTCGTCATCGTAGGAAATTCAAAGACCTTTGTATAAACTTCTTCTTGAAGTTCTTGGATCTCTGTCATCTCTGCTCTGACTACTTCGGAATCGAAGAAGCTCATAAAATTATCTCCTTTAAAATTTTTTTATAACGAAATACATCAATATGTAGGAATGGAGAATACTTGGCAATACGCTTAGAAATCAGCACCCAAACTGGGTCTGTCAACTTCTTATCGAACTTAGATTTGTATCCAAGTATCTTGTCCAATACAATTAATGTTTCAATCGACACCTCTCCTCTGAGGAAAGACTTGACAATATCAGGGTGTCGATTGCCATCAATATGAAACATTGCATCGAAGTTCTTATCTTCAAAGAGAGATGATGCTTCTTCTTTAAAAATGTAAGAGAGAGATTGATTTCTCTTCTGCCATGCAACGTATGTTTTCTCACCGTTCTTTACGATGTCTGCCATGTAAAGAGATTGAGGATCATCACAACTTGCAAAGTTGGCAATGAAGAACTCTTCAATCTCTTTGTCATTCTTTTGTCTGGACATTCTTTCAAAGAAGTATCTGTCCTTTCTTTTATTGAAGGCAGATGCAGATGCCTTCACCCTACCACAGTATCTCAGGTAGTCGTAACTATCTTTCGTGAAGTGCTGCTTCATTGCAAGATAAGTCTTATAGCACTCGATCGGCATCATAAAAAAAGTAATAGGTCAAAAATTTTGCCGGAAATTTTTGCGGGCAAAAATGGAATCAAAGGGGCAATTTCGCACGGGAACTTCTCTTTAAGAAGTTTAGTTCCATTGCATTGTATTTTAGTTTTTCTTTTAGAGGTTTGGATAAAAGTTTAGGAACTGCTTCAAGTTCAATGCTGTTTTGATCACAGAACACGACGATAGCATCAATGTAGTTTAGATCATCATTTTCATGCACAAGTCTTTCAATCTCTTGTGCAAATTTTGCGGGACCTAAAAACTTTTTTTGGAAAGCCTCGTCTAGTTCATTTAGCATTGGCGTAAGATAAATTGTTGGTGACAAATTCTTTGATGTAGCGAACTAGTAACTTAATATACTCGTCTTTGTTCCTTTTGTCAAATACCTTGACCTCTCCACCAGGAGTAACCATGAGAGTGATGAGTTTAGTAACAGGAATACCTGTCATCTCATAGTACATACATGCGTATGCAGTTTCCTGAACGAAGTAATTTTCCAACCACTTCTCTGGTTTGATTTTTTCTGATGTTTTAAAGTCAATGATTGCTAGTTCGCCTTCATACTCTCCGATACAATCTACTCTGCCTGCAAGACCCAAGTATTCTGAGAAGAGTGTACGTTCGATGGCATGGATATTATTTATCTTATCCAAATATGGTTTGGCATGGTGAAACATAAACTGAGTTGCGGGAAGAAAGTCATCCCAATTCAGTTGTAGATTCATCAAGTATGCCTGAGCTGCCTCATGGAAATCCGTACCACGTGTGGTCGCTTTCTTCGTAATTCGATTAGCTTCTTCTTCTCCAACTCGCTCTCTCCACTTGGTAAAAATCTGACGATTATAGAAAGAAGTGACAGAAGTAATAGAAGGAACCCAATCGCCATTCGGGACCTGATAGAGTCGGCATCCAGGAGTTTCTTTTTTGTTGAGTTCAATGTCACCTAGGTAATTACAATGAGTGAAATTCATACCATACCAATTGCGTTCTTTGCGAGGATGTACTCTTTGACAAGACCAGAGCGAACAATATCTTCAATACCAAACTCAATCAGAGAGAACGATTCCATCTTAGAAAGAATACGGGTGAAGTCAGAGATGCCATTCCTTTCGTATGTCTTAGTCAGGTCTGACTGAACTCCATCACCACAGAATAAAATCTTACTGTTCTCACCGATACGGGTGATGATTGAATCAAGTTCGTGGAAGTTTAAGTTCTGACACTCATCAACAATAACGATAGCATTGTCAAGTGTGGTGCCACGGATGAAAGATGTTGACCAGAAACTGATCGTGCCTTGTGTTTTAAGATTACCATACAGCATCTCAAAGTCAGACTCTGATGGCAACTCGAACATATATTTTACCATATTCTTGTATGGAATCTGGTAAAGAGATGACTTGTCTTCATGATCACCAGGCAGGAAACCAATCTCTCTGGTCGCCACAAGAGATCTAACGATGTAGATCTTCTCGTAGGGTGTCTCTCCTGAAAGAACCTCTCTCAGGGCATTGTAGAGAGCAATGAATGTCTTACCAGTACCAGCACATCCATATGCAAATAGGTTTTTACCTGCTTTATAATCTGCGAAGAATTTTTCTTGATTATCAGTCAGTGGTTCAATGTCAACCAGAAGATCCGTGTTGATTGGTTTCTTTCGGCGCAGCTGCTTAGCAGTAAGTCCTACTCCAATTGGATCGTCCGTCTTCTTTCTTCTAGGCATAAGTTAGATCTTGAACTTTTGGCGGGCAGAGGGGGCGTTTTGTGCTTTTTCTAACACTTCATTCCATCCAGGCTTGGACTTGACGAGTTTATCTTTCCACTCGCCAACCTCACCGAATCCTGGTGCGTTGTCAGGAGTATAGTACCTTTCCCAATCGGGATTGTCTTCACGCCACTGGTCCCAATCGTGAACACTCATTACAACGTCTTTGGTTTCACCAGTTTCTTTGTGCTTTACAGGATAAGTTGCCATGGATTTACATAATGTGTGAATATTTATACCCAACCAAGTGCTTCTGCACATGTGGGGAACTGTTCGACAAAGATCTTCTTACACTCTTCTGCAATCTCCATGTGCTCCTTCTGAGTTCCATTAGCAGATCTCAGATTAATATAGTGAATCCAAGAACGACATGAGCCAGACATGTACAGACGGGTAGGAGTTGCCAGAGGAAGAACAAAGCGAGCACACTCTTTTGCAACACCATGATCAAGCAGGTGTTGATACAGACTCATACCCTGCTTGAAGTATGTGTCAATCTGCCGCAATGATAGTTCTACAAACTCTGGATCCAAGTCATCAATAGAATTCTGACGATTCTTGGTGTCTTGACGACGAAGTTCAGGGAGCGGGATCGTCTCCGCGAGTAGGGAAGAATCAGCATAGCGTTGAGAAAACTCTTGATACGTGAATGATCTGTGCCGCAAAATCTGGGCTGCCAGTCCACGAGTAGTCTCGATTTCCAGAGTCATGAAACTCTGCTCAAACACAGACCAGTGGTTGTGCTTGATACAATACCCCAACAGTTTTGCATAGTTAGGATTCTCTTGATTGTTTGGGTTTGACACACGTGCAACGTATGCCATATTCTTCTCCGCATCAGGAGTGACACTGATTAATTTAACAGTCATCGTTTTTAAATTGCTTGCGACATTTCTTTACTTCTTTAAGTTCCTCTTTGATACGTTGATATGCTTCTTCTGGTGGCAACTTTCTTGCCATTTCCATAGCAATAATTACATCAACTCTTGTGCCAAAGTGTTTGAGTGCTTCCTCAAAACAATTAAGTTCTTCGTACATAGTTAGTCTGGATACCCGTCATCGTCATCAAAAATTTCATCGTAATCAGTGATAGAAAAATGTGAGGTTTCATCATACTCTCCAATCTTATATGCATCTACATCAGAGTAAACTTCTGACTTCAAACATTCAACTAAGGATTCTAGGTTTCGTATGATGAGTTTGAGTTTATCTTTGTCCATTGGAGATTATCTCTGACAATCTAATTATACACAAAAAAAGAGGGGTAGTCAACCCCTCGTTTAGACTATTGAAGTATCCTCCTACAAATTCTTTTACATGTTCCTTGATCATCATCACACTCTATCAAACAATTGTAGTAATCATTGATTAGATCAAATTCCTCATTACAACGATCAAGAGTTTCTTCAAAATGTTTCCACTCCGCGAGTTGATTGTATGAGACCAGATTATGCATGATAACCCCCAAGGTTAGTTTGACTCATAATGTATTTTCGACTTTCAGTACACTTTTTTCACTCCAAAATTCTAGCACTATCTATAAAAATTGTCAGCAAACCTTAACAAAAATTTATGCCTACGAGTTTATACCTATAAAAAAAGAAGGGTAGTCAACCCTTCCTGTTAAATATTGGTTCAATAGTTAAAACACTTTCAAACCATTGTCGTAAGTGTATCCGATAACAAGACCAGTACCTACACCCTCTATAAGTTAGAAGATAGCAAGCAGGTGGTCTGCTATCTGCGTCCATATCATCATAGTGATATGTGTAGTCATCCACTATTTTGCACCAATCAGTTGTGCCAGTTTTGCTTGCTGACGGCGATCTTCTTTTTGCTTCTTCTCTTTAAGAAGTTGCAACACGTTAATGTACTTCATTTATGCCCCTCCTTTACAAACTTGACGCCACGATAGACTTCGTTTTGTTGTTGGGGTTGTTGCATCATTTGCTGTTGATAAGCGATACGCTTTTCGGTATCGTACTCAGCACCACGATAAACTACTTTTGACATTGGATTACTCCTGAAAGATTGAGATTTTTAGGTCCCGTTCCTTCAATCGTTTGCGTCCTTGTTACCAAAACATGCAGGGCTAGTATGTTCCATCCAATGAAGGGTGATATCAAACTTCTCTGCTGGTGTGAAGAGACTACTCTCTTCCAACCCTTGCTTTAACCAATGATAGTCTTCGCACCTAAGAAAAAGATCAGGTGAGACATGACTCGCAAAAATTAATGCTAATGATAACATAGGATGAACGCTCCGTTCCGCGACTTACTTGCGTCCTATGTTAACACTTGGTTACATTCACCTGGCACTTTTGATCTAAGGTATCCGATTAGGTTCCTCTTGGCATGAAAGTCAAGGTTTGGATCCTGTTGGATTTCAATAGATTGTTTTAGCCACTCTTCACAAGACATGTGCCACCCATAGGGTGAACTATCATCATGATGGGCAAGGGTGAATGCCAGCAGTAGTGCTAACATGTGGATGAACGTAGGTCTATTATAGACCATGTATATTATATAGTCAAGTAGTTTTGTAACATGTGATACAGTTTAGAGTGGATTGCCAAACTTATCTACAAGACCCATTTTCTTGACTTGTGCAAGGTTTGATTTCTTTGCTTTCTTAATCTTCTTATACTGTTTAATGAGTTTATCAATCTCATCTTGACTCACAAGAAGTTTTAGTTCATCCTTTTCTTCTTCTGGGTCATGAAATCCGATACCACCTTTTGTTGAGTCGATGGCTTCTTTGGTGTCAACATACTCATTGATGACACCTTGAATTTCATTACGAATAACGACTTCAATTTGTGCTTTAAGTTCTTCGTCAGTCACTTCTTTTTCTTTTTGTCTGGTGTTTTATATCCATACAGTTTGGGATTGATTCTCCCTTCTGTTTGAGTAAATTGAATTAAGTTTTCTCTGTATCTGTCCCAGTAATGATCAAAGATATCCACCTTCTTATTACACATTACAATGTCGTAGTGGGTGGTCTCCCCCTGAATATACTCAACCAAGTATGCTGTACATGGAAGAGACCTGTCCAATGCTAATGAAGGATCGCAGTCTGTATGAATAACTTTGATCTGACCCATTAAGATCGTCCTCCCCATTGAATATCGGGATATGCTTCCTCAACATGTCCACGATTGATGTTGTACTTATTGATCAGTTGCTTATCTTTCACAAGCACCAATAGATCTGCTTCCTCAGGATGAAGACCTTCCAACATTTGAATGAAGATAGTTTCACGACGGGTCTTAGAAAGTTTGTCGTTACCACCTCTCACGAAGTTGTAGAAAGACCTCTGCTCGCTCCTCAGAGACGTGTGTTCAGTGCCTTTGGGGGCTTCATTGGGTTTGTATGGAACAGGACCTTCTGGGAGCGCAGAGTGAACGCTGTCATCAAAGTTCCAAATCAAGAGAGAAACCAGAGCATCATTGCGATGCTCCCTTAGAATTTCAACTTTCTTCTGTCTGGTCCGTGCCTTAGAAACCTCTTCAAGAATTTCACTCTGAAAAGGATTAGGTGGGAGAGCAACTCTCGTTGTTGTGGTGGAAGACGTTTCCTTTCTGGTTCTAGGTTTAGTCGTCTTCGTAGTCGTCGAAGTCTTCGGCATTTTCAAATCTCACTGCTAGTACTGTATCTGGAATTACATTGCCCTCATCATCAAAAAATTCGGGATGCAAATTTACTGTGTCTGGATGGTATGGAGTTGTTTTGATGACGTGTTCTTTTGCCAACCAACCTACCATACCGCCGACGAAGAAGAACATTATAGACACTAATGTGCTTATCGTCAAGATTGTTGCAACCATCTTCCTGCTCCTTTTATTTTTTGGTTTTCCTTACATCAAAGGAAAAGTTTAGAAAGATGTGAAACTCTCTTCTCAGGAAAGAAACCATCTTCCCAAACTTAATTTGGAATGTCTTTGGTTTCTCCTCCATTTTCGTTTTGTTGCGGAGCATTAACTCCACACCTTTATTTATCTGGAAGTCAAGACTTTTTCTTTCGTCCTGGTTTTTTTTCTCGCTCATAACGCCATGCATCTTCTAGGATTCCGTAAAGATAATTTCTAATTTTACGGGCACGTGGTTTGGGAATGTGTCCATATCCCTCACGTAATTGTTTGTGCTGATTGTCAACACCACCTTTGATGTATTCATCAAGTTCGAGACATAAATCACTCAGTTCAGTTGCGACTGAACTTTCAATAAACATTGTCATTTCACGCTTCGTCATCTTAGATGACTTAGCATACTGATAAAGATTCAAAACATATTTGTCCTCACGGAAAGCATAATCAATAGCAGTTTCAACAACGTAAAAAAGATCGTCCATTAGTCAGGAAGGTGCTTTTGTTCTCTCAAAAATTTGATGGTGTCTGCACAACCACCAATATGCTGACTTCCATAAGTCACCTGTGGAAAAGTGGCACCTTCACCATACTCATCATAGAAAGCTTCTTTGGTAAAGTCTCTGTCCAACTTATAGACAACATGTTTCACCTCAGTGAACTGCATCAACTGTTCAATCTTAGAACAATATTGACAGTTGTCTTTTGAATAAATTGTAAATGTCATGTTCAGTTACAAATTGATTTTTATTTATTCATGATGTGCTTTGAGATCTGGATTTGGTTGTGATGGAATAACAGGATTGCGAGTCACATTTTCAATCACAATGAAGGCATCACTTTGATAACTCACTGTACCATAAGGTTTTGCCCACTTAGGATTGGCACCTTCGGTCTGATGGATACCACTGTGGGCAACTCCACCAATCTTGACCCGCAGTTCATCATTTGGATCCCAATCCATCTTGCCCAAAGCAATGGCAAGTTGTCCAAGCATATCAGCACTTGGGTATTTTTCTTTCATAAAAAAGAGGGTCGGTTGACCCTCAGTATATCACAGAGCATTGCCTCTTGGCAACACCTCTTCTG